ATAGTCCATGAGAGTCAGCGACCCCATGATATTCGAGATTTTAGTCTTACGAGAATTTTTGAATTTGTCATCTTGATCATCTTTGCGATCAATGTGACGTTGATCAAGAGTGCTATCCTTCACTGTGAGGATTAGAATCTTGAAATCGTTTGGGAACAATTCAGAAAGTTTATCCAACATCTTACCATTGAATAAACGATCGCCCTCAAAGATAACATTTACATTGTGACCATCTGCATTTGATTCGTATGCAAGATTGCTGAAGAATGCATTTGCGTCTGGCTGTACTGCCATTGACAAACGATCTGTTCCTTGAAACACATTACCATCGTTTGCATATTTACCAAGAATATACAGATTCAATTTCTTGGAATACATAGCATCAAGAAGTTTCTCTGGCTTTGAGATTACCCAATCATCAGCCATCGAAATCAACTTGAACATGAGAGTGGTTTTGCCAGTTGCTGGCTCACCACCCATCGCAATCACTCTTACCATAATGCCTCCAAACCTTCCTTTACAGGTTGATCATCATCGAACATCCAGTCCATTCGCTCTATTCTACCTGTTCTCAGGAAATAAGTAAACTTTTCTTTGTTAATTTTATTTCGCGGAGCAAGTCTTGAATCAAGAGTTTCGTTTCTTGCTTGCCACAAAACATTCCATTCAATGCCAGTCCAACCATCGCCTTCTGCTTGTTCAATTTCTTCAGACTGACGATCAAGATAGTAACCAAGATATCGTCCATGATGTTCACGAAAGATTTTCTTGAATGAGCAAAGGCAAGTTTCCATCGTGAAGAAGTCTATCTGACTGCTCAGTTGAGGGAATCGAGATCTGGTTTCCTCAAGAATCTCCTTGGCAATACTTTCAAGGTCTGCGCATTCTGATGCAGTGAGTTTTGAATCATATTTGTCATCTTGCCCGATGGCGAGATGCAAACCATTACGATGTGAGCGAGAGCCAGAATAGTCGTCCAACATGAGGCTAGTAGGTACACAGTTAATGCCAGCAGTATGGACAAGATGCTGAAGGTAAAACCAAGTGGAATAGCGACCAAATTTATGAAGAGAGTTTTTAAGATTATTCCAAAGGTTGTCGAAAGTCTGTTGTTCGTTGTCACCATAATATTTTTCTAGAACCTCGCGTTGCGTTTTCTTGCCAATAAACTTTTGGTAAGATGCGAACATGGCTGGCAAGTGACCTTTGTTCCACTTTGTATCTGTCTGATAACGTAGACGTTTGTAGTTATGACTATTCCACCATTCGATACGATCCACAGTGGCGAGTTCATAGTCTGGGAATTCATTTTTCAAAACCCATGCAGTTGGCAATTGGTAGGTGTTACCATAAAGCCATGCAAACCACAGACGTTCCTCGTCATTGTGTTCGTATCGAAGATGGAGATAGTTTGTGCACCACACTGCTGGATCGCAGTCGCCAAATTGCATTGACCATGCATACCAGCGAATGAATTGTTCACGTCTTTTTAAATTCATGCAAATAGATCAACTTGATTAAATAGTGCATCACGCAACCAGTACTGACCAACTTTTGCAATGGCTTCTTCAGTTGCTGCTTTTTTCTTTGCACCAAATTTATGAGATTCTAATGATTCATTTTTCAACTGCTCAATGACTTTAGAATCACTTGGTAATGCGATTGATGGATCATCAACAGCCAATTTGCGAAACATTAGTTGCTCCTCACGATTCTTAAACAATGGTTGATCAGATCTGAGTGAACCTGTTGGATCAACAGCCCAGAATACAAGACCATTTCTCATGTGCCAAGAAACTGAACTTGGTGTGCAAGAGATCTTCAATCGCTTCATCATCTGCACATTCACAGCATAATCTACATATTCATCCCAGATCTGCGATGCGTAGCCTTTACCTTCGCATCCTTCCGCCGTTACGATCTCATAGAGGTTTGTATACTTGTCTCGATTGAAAGTTGCAAAAATGAGCGAGACAATCTTACCATTGTCCTCAAGAATCATCGGTGGAGATTTATCGTAGTTCTTGAATCTAAACCAAAGGCTATGCGAGGCAGAAAGAAATTTCGTGTTTTTTCCTTCAGGAGAGTTTTTGATCAATTCTTCAACTTGCTCTTTTGTCGCAAACTTCACTGCTGTAAGTCCTTCGCATCATCAATCAAAACAAAATTCTTCTGAAAGACGCCTTTGCCAATTGTAGTGTAACAATTCATACCAATCTCAGTGGGATCTTTGAGATCAGCACGAATAGCAATGTCTTTCGTAGAAGTAATTATACCGCCATTTGGCAAAGAAGTAAAGTAAATTGGACGCTTTCCGTTGCGATAGAAACGCAACTTTTTCTCTTTATATAACTCAACAACAGCCATTGAAGCATTTTGAAACTCAAGTAATGGAGACTTCTTTGCTTCAAGAGTGTGTAGAATTAACTCACTGTCGTTTCTGGTTTTGCATTTATAACCATAGAGACGTTCCCAGTTCTCTGGCATCTCTTGAGTGATCACACCATTGTGCACAATAGAAATATTTTCATTCCATAGCGGCTGATTGAATTCAAGATCAGAAGTAGAATAGCGACAGTGACCAATCAGATATAGATTGCCATCTTCATTCACGCAATTATTCAGATCTAATGATTCTAAAAACAATGTTGCTGGTTTAGCCTCAATGTGAGTTTTCACTTCATCATTACGGACCCACGAAACGCCAGTTGCATGTAATCCGCGAATGCTGGACTCGCGAAAAATATCAGCAAGCATAAGCAAGTCTCGAGAACTTGGTCTTTCAATATAAGCACCAATGATTGCGCACATAAATCAACCAAACAGATCTTCTAGGGTAGAAACTTTTTCATATGCTTCTGGATGGTATTTTTGTACCATTTCCCTTCCACCGACTCTTTCCAGATAGTCATACCATTCTTTTTCTGCCCACATTCCTTCAGACACTCCATTCCAGAGACGTCGTTGAAGTGGGTGTTCTGGATTTTTTCGACGCTGCTCAACATAATTAAATCGATGATCTTCATATTCTTTGCTCCCGAGTTCGAGCATTTTTTCGCGCAAATAACAAACAAGACTCACGCGCTCTGCCGTTTCATCTTGCAACTCAATTGGTGTATTGCCATGAATGTACTCATGATTATTCACAAGTAGCAGATCACCTGGTCGCACATTCACGGCAACACGAACTTCTGGTAATATCAAATATCCACCTGTATAGTTACCATTGTTTGATAGAACAAGAAGATTGCTTAATCCATTTGTAAAGTCACCAGCATCACGATGTGCTGCTGTTCGGAATGTCTTGTTAACTGTGATTGTAGTAAAAACAGTTTGCGGGACGAGGAATGCAGGATCGATTTTATCCGCAGCAGCACGTTGCGCTGCATGACGAGTTGGAAGCAACTCAGCAAAACCGCGATCAAGTGTTTGCAGAAATGGGAATGACATTTTGAATTTATCAAAAGAATGTTGCGTGTATGCGGTCGCACGACCATATGGGATGCGGGGATAACGATCGAACCATCCAGCAATACCAGAGTTTACTTGATTGGCATATGTTGTGTCGGAGATATATTTGTTCTCGACTGCAAATGCTTCTTTCTTGCGTTCTGAGACAGGAAGTTGGCAAATTTTTTCGAGCCAATTTTCGAAATTAAAATTATCTTGTTTGACAAGAGCAGAAAGCCAAACAAGACCACGAGTTGATTCTTGATCTGTATAACGCTCGCGCAGAACATTAATTTCTTCTTTGATGTCAACTGTGATTGCAGTATTCTCTGCTTCCTTTTGTAGTAAATCAAAAACATGAATCTGGAATTCATTCACCCAATCACGACCGCCACATTTCTCACCTTTTGGTCCAGCGGCAAGTCCACGATTCTGAGTTGGTGTTGCAGCATCTCTCAGACCAGCATAAGCATCATCTTGCTCTTGTTTGCTGAAATAGTTTTTACGAAATTTGAAAGCAATGTTTTCTTCATCCTCGCTTCCAAGATAGCAATCTGTATCTTCATTGATAAGAGTATCAAAATGAGATTCATCAAGAAACTGTCCAAGCAAATGTTCACAATCAATTTTTGACTTGGCGATAATAACTTTTGTCATAATATTTCCTCCTGCTCATGAATTATATATGCAGCGAGAACGTTTGTCAACCTCAGTATTTTCCGAAACGCAAATGAAACTGTGGGGGCATTGCACCCCCACAGAACGTCAGCCGTTTTTAGAATAGCCAGAGTGGCTTACATCGCAACGCTGATAGCATCACGATAGAGAGTCTTGCGAGCGCGATCGATCTTACCCTGCTCGAGATACTTCTCGAATTGAGCAGAAGGATTACCGAGGCGATAGGCAAACACCTTCTCACCACGCGAGTTAGTAACGCGGTTCGTGTAAACCGAGATACCCTCATTGCGAGCACGATAGACAAGATCAGCAGCATTGTCGACCTTGAACATTGCGCGAACCTGACGTGCAGTGGCGATGTTACCATCAGCAAGATAAGTCACAAACGAATTAAGAGCATTAGACATATTATATACCTTCACAAAACACCCCTTCAATAATGATGCAAGATTGGGGCTTTTCTTACATCATGACTCTTATTATATAACAACAAGAGACAAAAGTAAACT